CGGTGTACGAGTCCGTTGGCGCGTCAGGCAGCACGATGCGAAACGCATACTTGTTGTTCGTGGCCTCGGCCGCTTCCACGGCGATCTGGCCAGCGTCGTGCGGGTCGTGCGCGCAGGTGATAGTCATGGTGCCGGCATCGCGCGCGCCCTTGGACTTGCGCACGCGGCCGTCGCCGATGGCCGCGAACGTGACGATCGAGGCGTCGTCGCCGAACTCGCCCAGCGACTCCACAAGCCCGATGTCGGTGTAGGTGAGCGCCTGGAATTCAGCCAACGTGTCGGAGGCTGCAGACGTGACGGCGCCCGTGCTGATGCCAACGGTTGTGCCGCTCGCAGTGATGATGTCAGCCATGGTCGGCTGGTCCTTTCGTGATGACGATGTGGTGGAGGTGCAGGCCGTCGCGCTGCTGCTTTGCAGTCAGAGGAGGCTTGCGAACGTCAGCGTGGGCGAGCCGCCGACCATGGGGTTTCGGCACCAGGTGCCGCGCGCCGCCCTCTGGCGCGTGTACAGCGCTCGCGATACGCGGCGCCGAATCTGAAGCTCAAGGTGCCAGCAGGAATGCCCGCCGTCACGCCCGGGCAGAAAAGCACGACCAGAAAACCGTCACAACGATCTTTTGCCAGTCGGGCTGCTCATCCATGATGCCTGTGCGCTCCACCCTGAGCACGGTCACCCGCTCGTCGCCGGCGTACATCGGGCCAAGGTCCGGCGAGAACACAGCCTTTATCGCGTCGGCAAGCTGCTCCACGGCTGCGGTGCCGGGATCGCCCGCCGATGGGCAGAGCACGTCAATCTGGAACAGGCCGGTATGCCGGTGGCGGTCGCCTCGCAGAGACCAGGGCCGCTCATCGGCGGGGATAACCCACATGCGCACATGCGTCGTGCCGGTCGTAGGCGAGAAGGCGCGGCCCTCGTACTTGCGCTGCGCGAGCGCCGGGAAGCCCGCCGCAGTAGCGGCGCGCGTCTGCAGCGCGCCGCGAATGTCCTGGCTGACCGTCGTCACAACGCAGCGACCTTTCTGGCGGCCGCCTCCGCGATGGCCGGGGCCCTGGCCAGCGTCCCGCGCACGAATGCGCGCGGCGCCATCCTAGAAGTGCCGTACTCGACATGCGCCGCATAGGCCGCGCCGTTCGTCGCGTAGTAGGTCTGCCCAAGGCGAAGGCGCGCACCGACCAGGTTCATGCGCGAGACGGTCCCCATGCCATCCTTGCTGACCCCGCGCGCGCTCGGTGCAGTGCCGGCGCGCGTGTTGGCAACGGTGCCGATCGAAGCGCTCCACGAGGCGCGAAGGAACCCGGTATCCACAGGCGTGTTGCGCACCACCTCCTCGTTCATGTCTTGAATGAACGTGATGGCGAGCGCATTCAGCCTGCCCTTCGCTAGCCTGATATAGCGGTCGGTCGCGATATTGAAGTTCTTGACCTCGACCTTGATCACGTCGCGGCTCCCTTACGCACCTGCGCCGTGTAGGAAACGACCGTGCCAGCCAACTCGATCGGCTTCAAGGAAACGATCGTGTACGTGTCGGCACCGACAACAAGCTGCTGACCGTTCTCGGGTGCGAAGGTCAGGTTCTTCGCCTTGATGATGGCTTTGCGGTCTCCGACCGCAGCGAGGCCAGCCGCAATGAAGCGGTCGCTGTAGTTGAGCAGGATCACGCGCACTGCTTGCGTTGTTGAAGATGCAGCCGCCGACGCGCCGGTCGCGGGATCGTAGGCGCCTGGAGTGTACTTGCGCAGCGTTGCGGCGCGCCCGTAGTCGGGATTGTCCAGCAGGTCGGCGAGATCACCGAGCAGGTCATCGGCAAGAGCCATGGCGCGCTACTCGTTGACCTCGCCGCACCCGCCCGGCCCCCGAAGGCCGGGAATGTCGTGCATGCCGACCTTGAAGGCACTCGCCGGGCGATCGGTGTCCGCGTCGATGCTCCTCATTCCAGCAACCGATACACCGGACACTGACAGAGCACCAGCGCTGGCAGCGTTAGCCCTGATGGCGCGAAGCCTGGCAGCGAGCAGCCGGTAGTTCTCTGCCTTCTGCTGGTTCTGGATCGTCAAGCCCTCGATCGAGAACGAGACGGAGCGCGAGAACCGCGCCACGAGCGAGTCGGCAAGCGCGGCCGCGGCTGACAGCACGTCGTCGCCGTGCATATCAAGCACAGCTTGAATCGTCTCGTTGGAGAAAAGCGCGCCGCTCTCCGTCGTGTCGCTCAGATAAAAGCGCACCTTGTCGATGTCGGTGGTCAGCGTCTCGCTGTAGGAATAGGTCATGCGATCAGCCTCCACACCGTGCCGTCGAAAAGCTCGGACTCGCAGAAATTGCTATAGGCGAGCGAGTGCAGCCACGGCTCGCGCTCTGGATACACCGGATGCTCGATTCTCGACAGGTCTGTGAGGCCCACGAGCGCCGCCGCTGATGACCTGTCCACGAACACCGGACAGCCCATAATCACGGCTTCCACTGCGGCATTGCTTCCATGCGTCACGAGCGCATGGGCGGTATGAAGCTGGCACGACAGAGGCAGCGTGTCCGTCTTCTCACGAACCTCGATCGGCCTGTCGGTGTGCCGGCGCAGCTCTGCCACCGTCCGCTCGACCCAGCCGTCGATGTTGTGGAACCGCAGATATGACGGCGAGGGAGCAGCCACCACGATCTTGCGGCCGTTCTTGCGCCAGGCGCTCACCTCGGTGTTCAGCGCGCGCCAGCGATCATCGGGCACGTGGCGGATGGTCTGCATCTGGAACGTGCCGATGTGCCAGCGGTAGTAACCGCCATCCTTGCCGCGCGGGAGCCATGTGGCGAACACGCGCCTCGCATAGCCGCGGTCCCAATAGATCCACTTCCGGCCGCGAGCGGCCCATGCGTCGATCAGAGGGCGGATTGCGGCTGTGCAGCCGACAGCGGGGATGAGGTTGTCGGGCAACGCTTCGAGCTCTGCCTGCTCAAGGATCGGCCCGCCGACCGTGTCGGCGACCCGATCGAATAGCCGCCGCTTGAAGCCGGCCAGCCCTGGCGGAATGAATATCTTGACCTGGTTCGGAACGTACATTCGGACCAGCGAAGGATCGACGCTCATCGATCCTCGATCACAACCTTGACCTCGCCGAACATCGTCTCACGAATAACCTGATCGGTGTGCGTGTTGACGAATATTCCGCCACGGCTGTCGGTCGCGGGACGCACGATGTATCCGCGCTGCTCGTCTGCCGTGTCCGCGAGCGGCTGCTCCACGCCGTCGAGGTACACGCGAACGGTTTTGCCCTCGGCGATCAAGCTTGCCCAGAACGGCTCGGCCACATCGCCCTGCACAGAAGAAACGCGGATGCGCCCAGGCTCGATCGACGGGGTGTGCTGGGCCCGCTCGTGCAGCCTCATCGTCTCCTCGGTAACGGGCACTGGCCGGCGCCGTTCGATCTTGTGCCCGTTGACGGTCGATACCGGAACGCCCTTATCAAGCTTGTCCGCCAGTGTCATTGCCAGGTTCCTAGCTGCGCGACGTCGCGCTCAAGCTCGCTCTTTGATACCGACACTCCGCATTCAAGCACATAGGCCAGGATGCGAGGCGAGCCGCCAACGGTTTCTGCCCACACATATCCCTCGATGTTTGTTCGAACACCAGTAGGAACGTGAACGACCGGATCACCTATCTGGAATTGATCGCGCGGGTCGATTCTATCCTTTGACTCACCGAACAGCGCTTTGTCGAGCGGCGTCGTTGTCATCGCCAGTGCTCCCTGATCCATGGAAGGTGCGCCACCTCGTGAGGCTTCGGCGTTCCATGGAAATAAACTATGCGAGCCGCCGGCGGTAGCCCCGTGTCGCGCACGCGATGCGCTTTCAGGGAGAGCACCTGTCCTGGCCAGAGGTCATCGATCGGCTCGAACGCGCACATGCGGCGCAGATGGTCCATATCGTTTTCGCCGTGCCAGTGCTCGTAAACGTCAGTATAGCCGGCCGGCTTGAGCACCACCGGGTTGATGCTGCGCTCAAGCTTGTATGGGTCGCGCGGCTGCGCGACCAGCGTCCGCGTCATGCAATACTCGGCCATGTGGTCGATGTTGCCGACGATCACGGTATCGAGGCCGAAGATGATGGTCGGCTCGTGCAGCTTGAACGGCTCGATCAAGCTTCCATAGTTCGGCGGCCTGCGCGCGAGGCGCGATTGCCATATGCCGCCCTCAT